ATGTCGTTATGAAAGGCCAAGAAAGTGGTCTAGTGATGTCACATTGGTTGCCAGTTCAACTAATTAAAAAGAATGAAATCAAAATCAATTCTCGTGATGTGCTTACTGTGATTGAACCTAATGACGAGTTTGCAGAATACTACACAAATACCGTGGAAAAGATTAAGATGTTGTTGAAGGCAAAGAATACTGCTGATGAAATGACAGATGAAGAAATTGAAGATATTATGGATGCTATGGAAGATGGTGATGGACAAACACTACATTGATTTAAATATTAACTTCATAGGGGAACACCGAGGACTATACACTCTGTCAAGCCCTTTGTCAACAACTTTTTATGGTATATTTTATGGCTAAGCAAAAACATTATATAAACAATGAAGATTTTCTCAAGGCACTCGTAGACTACAAGGCAGCTTGTAAACTGGCAAAGAAAGAAAAACGAACACCTCCAGCAATTCCAAACTATATTGGTGAATGCTTTATGAAGATAGCAGAAGGTCTATCACATAAACCCAACTTCATTAATTATACTTATCGTGATGAAATGATGTCAGATGGTATTGAAAACTGTCTAATGTATTTTGATAACTTTGATCCAAATAAATCCAAAAATCCATTTGCCTACTTTACACAGATTATCTATTATGCTTTTTTACGTAGGATTGGCAAAGAAAAGAAACAATTATATGTTAAGTATAAAGCCACAGAACAAATGGGCATATTAGATGAAATGGAATTAATGGAGTTTGAAGATGGTACTTCAAGGCAGTTCGAACTGTATGATAACATTGCCGAGTTTATTGAGAACTATGAAGAAGCCAGAGAAAAGAAAAAAGAGGTAAAGAAGCCTAAGGGTATTGAAAAGTTTTTAGGAGAGTGATATAATGTACAAAGTTAATTATACCTTGAGTGGAGGAAGCTTAAAGGTTAAATCATTCGAAACACTACATGAGGCAACTGTGTTTGCCAACCAACAACCACTTGAATCTGTATTAGAAATTAAATATTATAATGACGTTGACAATAGAAAACCAAACCGCAACTAAAGTTGCCATTATTACAGACCAACATTTTGGTGCTCGTAATGATTCATCACATTTCTTAGAATATTATGAAAGATTTTATCGAGATACTTTTTTTCCAATTCTTGATAAAAATGGCATTGATACTGTTCTTATTTTAGGTGATACATTTGACCGTAGAAAGTATATAAACTTTTTCACATTAAAGCGTGCAAGAGAAATGTTCTTTGACAAGTTATATGCCAAAGGCATTAAAGTTCATATGTTGGCTGGTAATCACGACACCTATTTTAAAAATACCAATAATGTAAACTCAGTACATTTATTACTACAAGAATATAACAATATTAATGTTATTGATTCACCTACAAACATTGAAGTATACAACACAAAGATTTGTATGGTTCCATGGATTTGTGCCGATAACTATGATGAAAGTCTAAAGGTTATTGAAAGCACAGATGCATCGCTTTGTATGGGGCATTTAGAAATTTCTGGGTTTTCAATGAATCGTGGTATACCAAATTATGAAGGATACGACCGTGATTTATTTAAACGTTTTGATATGGTGTTTAGTGGTCATTTTCACCATCGTTCTCAAGCAGATAATATTTGGTATTTGGGTAACCCATACGAACTCACCTGGCAAGATTATAATGATCCAAGGGGTTTTCACCTTTTTGATTTGTCTAGCCGCCAGTTGGAATTTATTGAAAATCCTAACGTAATGTTTCATCGTACCGTATATGATGATAAAGAACAAAGCATTACAGAAATTACCAGTAAAGATTTAAGCAAATATGCCGGAACATACGTTAAAGTAGTGGTAGTTAACAAAACAAATCCATATCTGTTTGACAAGTTTATGGAGAATTTATACAATGTTAATCCAATTGATATTACCATTGCTGAAGATATGATAGACTTGACAGAAGGCTTGGATGATGATATAGTTAATCAAGCAGAAGATACCATTTCAATCATTAACAAGTTTGTGGATGGTATTAAAGAAGAACATATTAATAATGACAAACTCAAATCAGTTTTAAAAGAACTATACGTTGAGGCATTGAACTTAGAACAGGCATGATTATATTTCAAAAAGTCAGATGGAAGAATTTTCTTTCCACTGGATTATATTTTACAGAAATCGATTTACAGAGGTCACCAAACACACTAATCATTGGCAACAATGGTGCGGGCAAGTCCACTATTCTGGATGCCTTGTGTTTTGGTCTTTTTGGTAAACCATTTCGTAAAATCAATAAACCACAATTACTTAACTCTATCAATCAAGCAGACTGTATTGTTGAGATAGAGTTTTCTATTGGCAAAAAACAATACAAAGTAATTCGAGGCATCAAACCAAATACATTTGAAGTATATTGTAATGGCACCATGGTTGACCAAGATGCCAAGGCAAAAGACTATCAAGAACATCTAGAAAAGTTTATTCTCAAATTAAATTATAAATCATTCACCCAAGTTGTTATTTTGGGTTCGGCTTCGTTTGTTCCATTTATGCAATTAACTCCATCGGACCGTAGAGCAATCATTGAAGATTTGTTGGACATCGGCATTTTCTCATCAATGAATGCCGTAGTTAAAGAAAAGATGGCTCTAATTAAAGATACAAGTACCAAAAACAAATTTGAAATGGACTTAACATCCGAAAGAATCAATTTTCAAAAACAAAATATTGAAGAACATAAAAAACATAACGATACAGAGATTGAAAAAAAACAAAAAGAAATAGAAGATTCTGAAACACAATGCCAAACTCTTGGTAAAAACATTATGTTGATACAAAAACATATTGATGTGTTACAGAGTAAAATTGCCGACCAAATGGTCACACAAAGAAAAGGTACCAAATTAATTCATTTAGAATCTAAACTTGAATCTCGTTTAAAAAAGATTGATAAAGAAGTGTTGTTCTATCACGACCATGATAATTGTCCTACTTGTAAACAAGGTATTGACCACAATTTCAGAACTCAACAGATTGTCACACTTAATGAAACAAAAGGTGAAGTGGGTACCGCTTTAAAAGATATTGAAAAACAAATCGAAGATACCAATAACCGTATTGAAAAGATACAAGAAATCAATACTCACATTTCAACACATAATAATGAAATCATCAAACATAATTCTACCATATCAGCAGCACATTCTTACATTGATAAACTCAGGAAAGAGATTGGTGATTTATCAACCAAGAAAGATTCGTTAGAAGAAGAAAACGCCAAGTTAAAGGAACTTAGAACTCAGTTGGCTGCATTGATTACCAAACAAGAAGAACTTTCGACCGAAAAACAATACTATGAGTTTGCTGGCAATTTATTAAAAGATACTGGTATCAAAACAAAGATTATTCGTCAGTATTTACCTATTATGAATAAATTAATTAATAAGTATTTAACCGCCATGGATTTCTTTGTAAACTTTAATATCAATGAATCATTTGAAGAAACAATTAAATCTAGGCACCGTGATGAATTTGGTTATGCCAATTTCTCAGAAGGTGAGAAGATGCGTATTGACTTGGCTCTATTGTTTACATGGCGACAGATTGCCAAGTTAAAGAATAGTACCAATACAAATCTATTGATATTGGATGAAGTGTTTGATTCCAGTTTAGATGGTGTTGGCACCGAGGAGTTTTTAAAACTAATACAAGAAATGGGTTCTGATACCAATATTTTTGTTATCTCCCATAAAGGTGACCAATTATTTGATAAGTTCCGGAGTATCATCCGGTTTGAAAAGAAAAACAATTTTAGTCAGGTGGCAAAATGAGTGATGTTTTTACATATAATACAGAAGAAGCATTAAACCAAAAACCAATACAACCTCAGGTACAGTTGTTGCCTTTAGTTGGTGAAGATAACCCAATACTAAAACAGGTTGTGCCAGAATTTAACTTTGATAATCCACCTATTAATCCAAATTCGCTTGCATCTTCTTTAGTAGATACTTGCAAGTATTATAAAGGATATGGCTTATCTGCCAATCAATGTGGACTATCATATCGTGTTTTTGTAATGGGTGCCAATGAGGAGTATGTGGCATTCTTTAATCCTAAAATAATTTCAACTAGTGGTGAATGCCATATGATAGAAGGTTGTTTATCGTTTCCACTTTTAGGTCTTAGAATTACCAGACCACAAGAAATTGAGGTAGAATACCAAGATTTTAACGGAGTAACCAGAACGGCAAAATACAATGGCATATCTGCTCGTTGCTTTCAACATGAGCTTGACCACATGAATGGAA